CTGAGAAGAGTCATTCATACAGTAATGTGCGAAGAGGTCTGGAACGTTGATTGGTGCATCGCCATGCGACACGGCCTGAATAATGCCGTTCTTTGTTACCCAATGGCAGTTCTTTGTGGCAACGGTCCAGTCTCCGAACGTGGTGGCGGCGAGCAGGCAGGCGAATATTGTGAGCGTGCGCTTCACGGCGTCACCTCCAGGTAGAGCGTGACATTGCTGCCAGATGCAGAGTGAAAGACAACCTGCGTTACTCCTACGGGATACCACATGTCGCAGATGCCGTTGGCGACCGTGTTGCTGACCCCGCCGAACATTGCCGCGACTGCATCAGCCGCCCCCACCGGATCGCAATCCGCGATGTCAGCGTCTGTCGCAACTGTTCGCGCACCATTGAATTCAAACCGGAATGAGTCTGCTCCACGGTACATCGTGAACCCGGCTTCGAGCGGAGCGAGATTCAAGTCATAAACACCACCCATGCCGTCATCATTTCGGATGATGAATCCGTTGGTCACCACGAGATTCCCAACCACGCCCCCGGCCAGGTCGAGTTTCGCAGCAACTTCCGCCGTGGATGCAACAATGGCATTGCCTTGATTTCCTCGAAACTTCCAAGAATATCCAGTGCCGGAAAGCATCGTAAAAAATCCGCCATCTTCGACGCCGATGTACATGGTTGTCACGCTGGATCCGGAAGACAGTCTCAGCCGCCCGCTGACAAACCCGGCCGATATCGAAGGGGATTGGTTTGTCGAGATGATGTTGTTGGTGGTCATATTGCCAGCGGCGGTCACCTGATCCAGCGTTGGCGTGGTTATCAGCGCATGTGCAATCGTGTTGGTGTAGGGCGCAAGACCGGACAGCACGACCCCAGTAACCGTTGGGTATTGCGGATAGAGGGCCTTGGTGTTCCACCAATCATCCGCGTGCGATCCCTGCGCAGCCGTGGCGAATGCGGCCGCGTTGGTCAGCGCGGCGAGATAGCGCGTGTCATCAATCGGGACAAACGGAAGACCGGGAAAATCGTTGGTTGTGGCGATGCGGACGCGGTTGGTGACAACGGGATCTCTCGCTGAAAGCACAAAACTACCCCAACTATCGCGGGTGTCATCTTCAATTCCCACCATGGATGCCGGATACGGCGGGAAAACACCGTGAAAGGCAATCGTTCCGGTGACGTGTTGTATTTCCTGCGCAATAAACTCAAGTCGCCACAGATTGCTGTCATCATATGCAAACTGATAAACTGACGACCAGGTTGTTCCATTTGGTGGGCCGTTGTATTCAAACACTCCGTTGGATGCGCAAGACGAGACCAGTACTAAAGGAGGAGTTATCTCCGTCACCTGCCACGTCCCGTTGCTGTCGGTTTCAACCCAGTTCGTAGCCGTCCCAAGACGCGCTGCCCATGCCGCGTTCGTGGCAAAACTCACGCTCGTCGGCGTCGGTGGAACGCTCGTCGAGATGATTCCTCCAGCTATCGCAGCTACCAGCGTCCGCGTCGCCGCGTCAAGGTTCGTCGCCGTCGCCGTGCCAGCACCGTCCGCATACGTCGCACGGTCCGCCTGCGCCGACGTGTCCGCTTGAATCACGCCGTCCATGGTAAGCAACGGCTGCACCACGCGCCCGGCCATCGCCACACCAACCGCCGCCAGAATGCATCCCGCCAATACTGCCATCGTCTTCATGTCGTTCCTCTCTGGACTCACGGCCCTTCCCTGAAATAGTACCCGCCAAGTCCGCTCGGGTATGCGTAGATCAGCGTCGCCGGCAGGTTCGTCGGGTTCGCGCATACGGCTTTCGCAATGTTGCTGCACATTGTCGAACTGACATAGTTCGATGCAGCTAGCGCGTTCGTAGTAACCCATGGCCAAAACAGCGGAGATCCGTTGAACGTGAAAGTCGCCCCCGGACTTCTTCGCACGGTGATTGACCCATTCACTCGGTAGCATGCTGCGTTCGCGCTTCCCTCGTACTCTCCAAGGAACCAGTTGTACCCCTGGGACCCGCAATCCATCGTCGCCCCGTTCCAAATTGCATTAACCCTTCCAACGTCGATCACGTTGGTCACCGTGTACCCGAACGTGTAGGAAGTCGAAGTGTTGGTATAGGCAAAATAATTCGTCACGCCAACATTGTTCGTCGTCGGGTATGTGATGACCGCCAAATTTGTCACCCATGTCGTGATGACCGCGGTCGTCGTTGCAACCGAGACATCGTGATAGACCGGGTAAACAATGTTCGTGCTTGCCCACCAGTTCGTACCCATGTTCTGGCGCTGCCAGAAGAAAATGAACGTCGCATTGGTCGGCCATACCCGCGGCACGCCATCGTCAGTCACGAGAGGGGAAATTGTCCACGTCTCTCCACTGCCAAACTCACGGGTAAAATCTGGAATGCGGTCGCTGTTCGCCTCGACATCGAGCTTCCATGTGTTTCCAGCGAGGCATGCGGCCGTCAGCATGGCGGCGAAAATGGCTATCAGTTCCTTGCGCATAACGTTCTCCTACACGCTGAATGGTATCGGATCTTCCGCGTTCGATCGAGCCCGAACACGCTGCGCGTCAACCATGGCGTCATTGGACATCTTCATGCCCATCTGTTGATCGGATCGGCGCCCGCGCCTTTTCATCCAGATTTCGCCAACAGTCCAGTTTGCAATGATCCCACCATACCGCTCAAACACCCAGGACGGGCAACACAGTTCAACGGAGGCATCAAACGTTGGCACCCAGAACAACCGCGCCTCGACTTGCCCGGTCGTGTAAGTCGAAACGAGTGGAAGCATTTCGAGCGTCTGGTCTCCACCGGCTGCCGTCGGCGGGTTGATTCTCCAATACGGTCCGGCGTTCCTTTTCTCGTACGAGACACGCATGCCAGTGGCAATGGCCGTGTAATACACGGCAGGAGACGGAGGATCGACCACGGCGGCTGTTTTGAGTGGACGCGAAAGCGTAAACAGCGGCTGGGCCTCGGCCGCCACACGGGCGTCCTCGGCGGCTTGCGCAAGCGCCAAGTCATTCGGCGCCGCCTGCGCCGCTGCCAGCGCCGCGGAGTACGCGGCAACCGCTCCCTGGCGGTCTGCCGGAGAAGGCGTGGCGGCCGACATATCAAAGTACGCCCGAGTCCGCCACGCCTGGCTTTTTTCCATGAAACTCGACATGCACCGCCGAAAAACGACCTCGACGTAGTTTGGGGCAACATCGCCGGCATCGGACACGATTTGAAGAAGCAGGTCGCTATATGCCGATGACATGGCGAAGTTCCTTACACGGGATCATTCACACGGTCTTTGCTCGCCTGCTCGGCGACGAACGCATCGAACCGTGTCTTGTTCTTGGCCTGGTACTCCTGCCATTCCTTCTGCGTGGCCGGACCGATGATGCTGTAGTTCACCCGGTCCTTCATGCCGCGCTTCACGAACGTCTTGCCGTCGGGTCCGCCGTCGGGAAGCGGAACCCAGTTCTCGGTCCTGGCATTCTCCAAAACCTCGATCTGCGCGTCGGACAGGATGCACTTGGTATTGAGCATCAGCGAAGTGAACTGGCCATTCAGGCCGATCGGCAGCGTCATCATGTCCTTTTTCTCTGAGTCCGCGCTGGTTCCGATACGAACATGGTAATACTTCATCGGAACTTTGGCCGCAGCCGCCGCCGCCCTGGCGTCTTCATCCGCCCGACTCTTCGCCTCGACAATCTGACGGAATGTCATAATGCAGTACCCGTCTCCCTTGGGGGATCGGGCCACCGCCCACTTGTTCGGGTCAAGCTGGCGCTGCCTGAACTCTGCCTGCGCGTCGGCCGCGCTATCCCACCCGGAGCCATTCGGCGCGAAGTAGATGGGATCCTTTGTCGCCTCTGCCGGAGTTGCTGACGGTGCTTTCTCTTCGCTCATTTTGTCACCCTTTGGGTTGGTTGTGGTCGTTTTTGTTTGAACAAAAGCGGCTGCGGTTTTAGTCGCAGCCGCCTCGTGGAAAACATGAGATCTGGGGATCAGTTGAGAAGTCCTATGGCCATCCAGTTGAAATTCGTGTACGCCCCACCGACGCCCATCGTGGTATTCGGGACGAAGTTGGTCGTAGTCACGGATGTAGCCCAACATTCATTTGTTCCGCCGCTCGCTGTCTGCGTCTCTTTCCATTGCAGCATGACGAAGGGCGCTGCCTTGAACGCGAAACCGAACGACGCCTGCGCCTGGCCGTTCGTGGCGGTGCCGGTGATGATCGCCGGAAGCTGCTGAACCCCGGTCGGGCCGTAGAAAACCTGCCCGAAAAAGTACGACGGCGCAGCCTGCATCAGAGGCTTCGTGTTGACCGGCTCGGCGAACAACATTCCAGCGCCGAGGACCATCACGCTCACAACCATTGCCAGAGAGATCATCCGTTTCATGTCGCTACCCCTTCATTCGAATTGGGTTCGCTGGCCGTACTCCTTCCGGGGTCCGGCCAGTCAAGATGCCGTCGACTACGCGAACTCGATCTGGTACATGACCGCCGAGGTCAGATACGTCTGGTTGATGAGCTTCACGCCCGCCGGCATGACCGTACCGACGGGGGCCTGCACCAGGTCGTACTGCGGGCCGATGTACGCGATGTCGGCGCCGGCTGCCGGCAGCGTGCCGTCGAACGGAAGGTCGATGCCAACCTGGTCCGCGGTCAGGCCGGACCCGGCGTAGGCGATGACGCGACCGGACTTCACGCGCGAGATCCCGGCGTCGTCACGCCAAGACAGCGTGATCGGAGAACCCACGCCAACCGTTGTCGCCGCGAGATTGAAGTGGCCGGTGCCGTTGGCCGCCGTGTCCATGATGAACTTTGCCGCATTGCCCTTCAGGTTGCTGGCGAAGTTGATGTCGGCACGCGCTCCGGGGTCAACGATCTGCGTGGCGCTCTTGGTCGTCACCACGTCGCCGCCGAGGTACGGGACCAACCCCTGCGCCTGCGTCTGCGGAAGCGGCCCGCCGGTCGTGGCGGTATAAATTCCGCCGGCCACGGCCGCGTTCGCCAGCATGCCCTCGTTCCACTCCAGGAACGAAAGACCGGTCGCGAGATTTGTGATCCTGACGCGCTTGGGCACTGTTCCGAGTCCGAGGTACATCGTGTTCGCGCCAGCGCCGAGGTAGGTCTTGCGTGTGTAGTTCATGGTCTGATTTCTTTCTATGAGGAGTGATCGTTTCGGTTAGGGGGTCTCTCGACCCCCACAGTGCTTACCACGGCTGCTTGCTGGGGCTGGTGCATGCCACTTCGCCACGGATCAGGTACAGGTCCGTGAGGATCGTCGCCCCGAACCAGAACTTGATCGCGGCGGAACCGCGCTGGCCGGCGGGATCGCCGGAGTCGCCCGTGCCGGGCTTCTTCAGGACCACCTGGCCGCTCTTGGTGCGGTTCAGGTTGGCGCACCCGAATGCGTCCTGCGCGAGGAAGATGATCGGATGCACGTCCGGATAACCAGCAACCGCGTCCTGTCCGGCGCTGCGGAACGTGATCTGCGCGACCGAAACGCTCGTCGCGGCTGCCGACCAGTACTTCAGGAAGTTGCTGGTGCAGAAGCGCACCCCGTCCACGTTTCCGATTTCGTTCGGCAGCAGGTTGTTGGGGTTGGCGTACTTCGACGTTTCCTTGAAATTCGTGCAGTGCTTCACGTCGTCCGCCATCGAAGACGTGATGATGGCGACGAACGCCTCGGCCACGGGCACCGTGCCGACGTTCAGGCTGCCGGACATCATCTTGCGGATCGGCTTCGCGGAACTGACGCGGAAGATTTCCTCGACGCGGCCGACCATGGAGCGGGAGAGAGTGGAGTTCACCAGCAGGCGGCTGGCGACACCGCCGGCGTACAGCACGTTCGTGCCGGCCAGCAGGGCGTTGAGCGTGACCAGTTCGACGGTCTGCGACATCCACGTCGCGAGATTCTGGAGAATCGGCTCCATGATGTTGTCGGGGTGGAGCTCGACGGTCCAGTCGGTGATCGGCGTCCAGGTGATGTACTGCTGGAGCGTCAGCGTCACGTTCTTGCGTACCATCGGGACGCTGGCCGGGGTGATGCCTTCGACCGACGGAACGCCCGTTACGGGGAAGAACTCGAAATAGGTGAACTTGATCTGGTCGCCCGTGTTCGACGGAACGCCGTGCTGCGTGCCAAACTTGGCGACGAGCAGTTCGGGGAGGCTGTACTTCAGGATGTGGGCGGCGGCCTTGAGTTGCTGCGGTTCCAGCGGCCCCGTGAAAGTCGAGGTGTTGGTATCCATGGCAGAAGTTCCTTTTCACGGCGACGCGCGCCGGTAAATTTAGGCTTCTGCCTTGGTTGTTCGGACAACACCCTAGTTGCCCTTCGATGAGAGAATAATAAACCCGGATTTGTAGTTAGCGCAACTACTTTCTTTGCACCACGCGACAATGCGAGTTTTCGGAGCTAGGTATGCGCAACACCATGTCCAGTTGCACACGGGGCTTCCGTTTGCGTAAACCACGTTTTCGGCGTCCATATACGGAGCGCGAATGCGACACGGATGCTTGCACAGAGGCGAAGGACATCGGTGAATGCGCAACCTTCCGGTTGGAGCTCCGTGAATCTTCACAATCCACGGCGTATCCTTGTTGTGGTGGACGCACGACGAAAGAGAGCAGCGAACCTTGACTTCGCTCCCGGCTCCAAGCATTCCAGCGAATGCACGATGACCGCACACAGGACAGCAGAACACGCGCACCGCCATGATCGGAAGTTCAAGGCGCTGCGCAATCTTTTTGGCAATCTCTTTGTTGGTCTGGTGAGGCATGGTTAGATTCGCCCACCTGCGCCCTGTTGTTTTTCCAATCGCTCCAGGCGATCAAACTCCGCGCGCATGATCTGTTCTGGAGTGCCGGTGATGCTTCCGCCTTCATCACGCGCCGAACCCCCTCCACGCGCCGACGACACCGCTGCCTGAAGCGCGTTGTTTGGACGCGCGCGTTGAACCGGCGCACCGGTCGTCTTCTTTTCGCCACTCGGTGCCGCGATTCCGTGTGCCGCGCGGAACTTCGCCATGACGAACTTAATGTCATCGGTGCGGTTCGGGTCGGCAACGAGCAGTGCCGCGTAATGCGGGTTCTGCTTGGCGAACTCCGCCAAGCGGGGATCTGCGATGAGTTGCGCGGCGTCAGACACACCGTCGGCAACGAGGGCGTCAATGGTGGACTTCACGGCGGTCTGCGCCGTCTCGGCCTGGAACGCGCGCGCGACTTCCAGCGCTGGCCGGATGATCTCGGTCATCTTCTCGACAACGGCGCGAATCATTTTGTCCTGACGCGCCATGATGGGATCCGCAATCTGCCCGTACTCCTTCAGCGCCTTCTCTCCGGTGGTCTTCTGCGACGATCCATCCGCGGCAGGAACATCCTCGAATTCCATGGCGTTGATTTCTGCGGTCACGCTGGAGATGATGGCGTCGACGTCGAACAGCGACCCGGTGGCCGGCAGTTCGGCGGAGACCGTCGCCGCGGAAGGCTGGGGCTTCGTTTCAGGGTTCAGGGCGGCCTTTGCCGCCGCGGCCTTCTCCGCCTCGCCCTTGTCGTCAACAACGGCCTCCGCCGGATCGCCGTCCTTCGGCAGAAACTTTCCGTCCGGTCCGCGAGGACGCTCTTCGTCGGAAGGCTTGTCTGGCGCCGGCTTGTCTTCTGCCGTCGGAGTCGCTGTGATCCGCTCGAACTCCTCGGATATGATGCGCTCCTGATCTGCCGCGGAAAGCGGTGCGTCGTTTGCCGGATCGGTTTCGGTGGCCGCGGCTGCCGGGTCTGCTGCTGGATCTTCCATGGCGTCCCTCGTGGGTTTGTTGTTACGGGTGAATCACTGCCTCAAGCTCCTTGCGGATGTCGTCGCAGTCCATCCGTGCGCCCTTGAGCGACCGGACGTGCAGATGCCTGGCCGAGTCTCCCCATTCGCCGGCAAGGTCTTCTGTCTCCTGTAGCGCCGCGGACCGGTTCTTGAGCCACGCGAGGATAGGATCCATGATGTCACCGCGCAGGCGCATCTGCTGAACCTCGTGCTCGGTCGGCTTGAACTTGACAACGTTGTAGGAGATCTTGGACATGCTACTCCTTGGCGGAATCGCCGAAGATGGCTTGCAGGATTTCGGCGGCAACCACGGAGCTCGTTGATTGGTGAACGGTTGTGTCGATCACGTTCGTCACCTTCGCCAGCAACTCCGCCGCGAACTCCTTGTCGAACCGCTGCTTGCGTTCGATGATCGGAACCACGCACCGCAGAAGCGGGCGCCCAGTGATGACCACGGAAAGGAAGTCCAGATACCCGGCGTTGATGTCGTCCGGAACTTCGGTGTAGTCGCAGCACACCATGGATACCGACAACTTGCCGGCAAACAGTTTCGCCTGGCGATCCGCGAATTCGACGCCCGCCCCCTCAACGTCTGGATACTTGGCCTCGATGTCGCGCTGCACCTTCGCGAATCGGCGCTGAATTCCGGCCGGCATCTCGTACACGCCGGTCGGCAACAGGTACTTGCTGAACGGCGCGAGGCGCGCTTTCACGTCGAAACGGTACTCATTGAACCGCTCGACGTTGCCGCAGTGCTTGGAGAGAATGCGCTGATGCTCGGCCGCCACCTCGACCCGGAGCTTCTTGAACGCATCGTCGATGCGCTTCAAGTTCTCGACCATGGCCCATCGGAACGTCTGGTAATCTTCCTTGGACTCTTTGACAGGGGTGCCGCCGCCGGTCACGGTCTGGAGAGCGTTCTTCCAGGTGGTGAGTTCTTCCATTGTGCCGGTAATGGTACGCTCTTCGACGTGCATCGGTGACATGCGACACCCCTTTCTGGGTTGGTTTGGATTCGATGCGGTGAATGTTACTTCACGGACTTCAGCGCGTCAACGATCTTCCCGAGCAGATTGTGCATCATGGCGTTGTTGCCGAGTTCGCGAATCAGCATGGATGCGACGGCCTTCTCCAGCTTGGCGATCAGCGGAACCTCCGCGGGCAGCGTGGCGACAACCGGCTTCGCGGGCGGTGCGGGCGGTGCGGGCGGTGCGACTGGTCCTTCTACTGGGTCGCTCATGTTTGTTCTCCTATGCTGCTTTCTGTTGCTGTTGCGGTTTCGGCATCCTGACAATCGCGCTGGGCTCTGCCGTTTCCCGGCGCCGTTCCATTCTCGACTTTGGCGGCCGCTGCGCCTGCTTCATGCTTGCGGCAATGTCCATCGCGCCCTTGGCCCGGTCCAGTTGCAACCGGCCCTGCGCCTGGTCGATGCCTGCCATGATCTGCTTGACCTCTGCCAGCGCCTTCTCTGCCAGCGCGTTGTCCTTGCTCGTCGCGGCCTGAACCTTCTCCAGCGCGGCCTGCAACTGCTGCATCTGCATCGCTACCTCGGGCGACTGCTGCTTGACCTGCTGCTTCTGCTGGTATTCTGACTCGCTGATCCAGAACTTCTCGGGGTCAATGCCCTGGCACTCCGTCAACTCGTTCAGAATCCACGTCAGGTTCATCCGGTCCTTGATCTCGGGATTCGTTTCGGCGTACTGCATCAGCGTGAAAATGGTCTGGTACAGCCCCACCTGCTTCGAGTAGGAGCGGAATCCGCCGCCCTTGATCTCTACGTCGGCCGGGATCTGGATGTTGCCGGCGGCGATCTCCATTTCCAGCATGCGCTTGTTGATCCACACGATGTCGGAATCCAGCGCGCGAATCTTGGCCCCGAAGTGCCGGCCGCTGTTCGACAACCGCTCTCGCAACTCAAACGCCGTATTTCCTCCCTCGGCCTTCTGCCCCTGCTGAATCCGCGGCGCGCCGGTGTCCAGGTCTGCAAGGCGCTGTACGAATTCAAGCGCCCTCATATAAACTTCGGCGTTGGTCGTAATGTTGGTCACGCTCAGAACGTCCGCGATTGATTTCGACCCCACGCCCTTGCTGACCGGAATCACGGCGATAGATTGCGCCAGAATTTCCTCGATGCGCTTGCCGTCAAGATTGCCGTTCTGGTCGTACCCAATGATAACCTTTGTCTTCTTCAGGTCGTTGTCCAGGGCCTTGACCAGACCGTCCTGAATCACCTGATTCGTGCTGTTTGCGTCTGCAATTCCGAGATCATCACGGCACCCCGCCTGCCGGTTCCACGACCCCTTCTTGTACGGCAGCTTGCCAGGCTCGGGAAGCATCGCCACGAGCGTCTTGTTGACTCGGTGGCACAGAACCCATACGTACTGATTCTTCGCGTCTTCGGGCTCGGGCGGGTTAATCTCCCCAACATTCTCGCCGGTGTTCGGGTCGAACAGGTCAACCCCGTCGGGGTGGCGCCATGGAATTGCATCCGGGTTCTGCACAACGTAGTTGTCAACCGCAACGCGCGGAACCCACGCCCAAACCTCATCCCAGACCTCGCTTTTGGTCTGGTTCAGCAGGTCGTTGCTCTCGGGTGTCCCGCTCTCGTTGCTGGTGTTGTTCGTGGAGTATCCGCTGGTGCTGCCGCTCTGGCTCAGCGCGGACCGCAGGACATCCATGTTGACCTGAAGTTTTCCATAATCCTTCAGGCTCTTCTTGTTCGTGCGTTCGGCCCACTTGATAAGCGCGCGGCGTGTCTTGCGCTGGCACCGACGAAAGTACTCGCCGTCTTCCAACTCGCCCTCGTTGTCCATGTCCCAGAAGCATTCCCAGATGTTGCATGCCTCGAACGCCGACCGTACTCCATCCGGCTTGCTGTCGTCCTCGGTCAGATAGACGTGGAAAAATCGCGGCCCGTATGTCGTGCTGGAATCCCAACCGTACAGCAGATGCTTCACGCCGTCGCACTTCGAGTGCCGGTTGTCCAGGAGATCCTCGATGTCCTTCTCGGACTTGGCCTGTGCGTCTGCCGGAAGCGCCACGTTCTCGCCATTGTGCCCGATCAGCCCGACGCGAAACGGAACGTTGCCATTCGGAAATAACACGTCGTCGGCAAAATCATGGGCGGTTCTCACGGCGTTGGCCGTGCTGGCGCTCTTCGCGTGAGACTGCCACGCATCCTTGTGGTCGCTGGCCCGCCATACTTCATCGGTTCCGGCCACGCTCGGTCGCGTGTTTTCGGGAATGATCGCCCGCAGATTGCTCCACCACTTTTGCTCGGTGCCTCCAGAAACATCCGACCTCGACCCGGCGCCGTTGCCCGCCTGTCCGCGGTTCTGCTCCGCCTCCATCGAAATCCGGTCGATGAGCGACCCCAGGCTTGTGTCGATGTCTGGCATTGGCTGGCCTTGTTACTGGCTGATCTTGTGGCCGCGCATGATGGTGCCGCACGAAAATGCGTTGGTTGCGCCGCAACTGAACAGGATGTAGTCCTCGTCCTTCCACATCTTCGCGATCGTGTGCGGCGTGGCGACGGCGGTTGACGAAGAGTTGGTCAGCGTCGCGATCGTGTTGGTGATGGCCCCGCCAAACATAACTCGGGACACCGTTGTCGTGCCAGCCGCCAGGTTCCAGGAAAACACCTCGATCACTTCGGCGCCCGACACGTCCTGCCCGACGTACATCTTCGCGATATTCGTTCCGCCACCGGTGCTCGGGGAGTACGCGCGGATAATCTGGTAATCGCCGGCAGAAGCCAGCGCAACGGCGAACAAAGCGGCAAACACGGCGGAGAGTGTCTTCATGGTCTAGCTCCTATCGGGGTGCTGTTACGTGGGAGGATGATAGCATGCGAGATGGAGTTAGCGCAAGGGGATGCGGCAAGGCGTCACATCCACCCCTCCCACCGCGTGTCATTCCGACCCGGACGCCCGCGGTCCATCTTGTAGCTCAGCGTCAGCATGGCCAGCGCCTTCAACTCCGGCAGCACGTCGCCGCGGGTATTCGCAACCTCGATCTTCTCGGCCACGTCGCGCGGCACGATGATTCTTGCCGTCATCTCGCGCCACACCCCAAGCGCGCGGTCCATCTCGCAACACGGCTGACTCGGGATCTTCGCGCCGTGAGTCGTCGGGTCGCGCCTGACCATGCGCCACCAGGTATCGGACTCAACATCCTTGTCCGCCTGCACGATGATGCGAGTCACGCCCCAGCACACCAGGTCACGCAGCATGACGCCAAGGCCCTCGACCTTCGGCGTTGACCCGACGCGGTTGAACTCACGCATCGTCACCACGCGCATCATGCCGTCTGGGTCCAGCACGCCGATGCACACCGCGCCGTTGGGGTGTACCGTTCCGCCGGTCACATCTCGGTCAGGCCACGCTACGGCGGCGCGCACGTCGCCCTGCATTATCTCGCCGTCGAACGGCCACGCGCCGGGCTTGAATGCGTTGTCGGCGGCCATGCGCTCGGAGATTACGTCGCCGGTCAGGAAGGTGTTGCCATCGGGGCAAGAGAAGCCGTTGAGTCCTTGCATATAACCTCCTGCCTACCGCACCTGCATCCCCGTCCCGCCGCTCACCGCGGTCTCGCTCTCGCGCAGCCCCATCACGGCGTCATGCGCCCCGCTCACGGCGTCCAAATCGTCATCATGCACCGGGCTCGGCGCGGCGTCCACGTTCTTCAGGAACTCCTCGACATTCGGCCCGTCCACAATCGGCATGCCGCCGCCGCGACCGTGCATCTGCCATGCCGCGGTTAGCATGCCGCTCCAGGTCGTGTGCTTGGGTCCGGTTGGCCGCTTGCACAGCATGACGGTATATCCGTCGGCCAGGAACGGACGCGCCAACTCGCTCGGCCCGATCAGCCCCATGCTGCCCTTCTCGAACTCAATCCATACCTCGGTCTGCCGGCCATCAACCTTGGCCTGCGCAAGCATCGTGTCTCCGACCTGGGCGTAGTTGATCCGGTCTCTTGTAATCCCGGCAATACAGGTCTTACCGTCGTTGTACCGCAGCACGCGGCCCGACGCGGTGAAGTCGCTCGTGCGCTTGGCAAATGCCGCGCAGTCCCAGTACCGAACGTCTTTGACGACCGTGCCCGTCGGCGCCGCCGGAACGCGCAGAAACCACGCGCGGCTGGCCATGTTTCCGGATGCCGCGACCGGGTTGACGTCCAGCAGGCCCGCGGCTTCGTAGGGTGTGAGGGTGGCGTACATCTCGCGATACCACGTCTCACCGAACCGCTCGGGGAATAAGTACTCCCATGTCCCATCTTCGCGCCTCGTTCGCGCCGGGTAACTGATAACCTCGAACTGCGGGAACTCCTTGTTCGCCTTCATCTCCTTCAAAATCCGTTCCTGCAATCCGTCGACGTGCCAGGGCGTCCCGACGATGGCAACGATGCTCACGGGCGCGCGGCGGGTCATCAGGTTGTTGCGCAGGACGTCCCATCGAGCATCGCGCACAAGCGCGGACTCCGCCTCTTCGCGACTGCCGCACCAGTCGTCGGGTATCAGGATTGTCGCTCCGCGGCCCGTCATGCGCTTGCTCTCGAACCCGACGACACGCAGTTTCCCGCGCGAACCCTCCATGCCCCACTCCTCGCTGCCGGTGTACTTGCGATTGAGGCGCACACCGGGAAACAGCATCGAGTACCGCTCGTCGCAGACGATGTTCTGCGCCTCGCGACTGAACCCGACGGCCAGCGAGGCATCGCAACCCACCAGCATGACATCCGGGTCCATGGCGTGAAGGTGGCCCATGGCGAATGCGGGAAAGTAGGTGGACACTGCGAGGCTTTTTCCATGACGAAATGGCACACGAATCAGCATGTATGTACTGATCCCGCGCTTGAGTCGATCGACCGACCGGTCCAGCGCTGCGCAGATCCCGCGCGTGTGACGCCCGACGATGAACGGAGCACCAGGGCCGCCGCTCCACGTCGCGGCCATGAAGTCAATCATCCGGCGCCGCGCGTGAAACCTCCGCACCGCGGCCGCGGCCGCCTCTGCGCCGGACAGCGACCCAACCACTCTCACAGATCCGCCCATCGAACCTCCTCAATGTACGCGCCGGCAATCTCGCGAATCAAAACTGTGCTCCTGACCACCAGTGCGGCCGTCTCGCGCTCGACATATGCAGCATCGGTGTACATCGGCGTGCCATCCTTGCGCCGCCTCACCCATCGCGCACTGTCGCACTTGCGCTGCCATCCCGTCGTGCGCCGCTGCCTGACGGGCTTGGAGCTCACTCGATAATCTCGGCATCCTGCGCCTCTCGCGCTCGCACGGTGCCACAGCACGGGCACGCGACACCGGGCTCCGGCCGCGCATCTCGAAGGATGATGGCCAGCAACTCGGCATCGCTGCACTCATCGGCGGATGCAACCTCGCGCGTGAAATCGATCGGCGTGTCGCCACCCGACGCTGACCCGCCGCGGCGCTCGGCCTCCTTGTCGCGCTCGCGCAGGCGATACCCAACCCATACCGGGTTATGCTGCTCACACCCCTCGCGTATCGCTGCCGTCGCGTGGCCGTCGGCGCGCTGGGCGGCCATGCGCATGGCATAGGCCAGGTCCGTGGATTTTGCGATACGTGCGGTAATCTCCTCGACCGTCATCGCGCAGCGCTCCGCGATCAGGACGGAGACGCCGTGGTACTGGGCGATTAGCTCGCGGATGTCGGCGTCGGTCGGGGCTCGTGCCAGCACGATCGGCTTACGCGGCTCTAGCTGCTGCTGCTGATCCATGCCGCAAAACATACGCCGCGGGCGGAAACAGGTCAACGGGAAAAAAAAAGCCCGCACAACTGTGCGGGTGACGCGGCAACGGTGGCGCTGGTGGATGGTTAGCGGCTTAGGTCGTACACGTAGATGCCGTCCTCGGTCGTGTGGGTGTTGGTTGCCGTCGGTTGCGCCTGCGCCTGTGGAGCGAACGCCACGCGCCTCGGCTGCCCGTCCTTGCGCGGACGACCGCCATTGCGCCCGTTGATCCTCACCGCCGCCTGCTTGGCCGGGCTGGTGGACAATCCACCGGAACGCCCGATAGCCCGCAGGTAAGCGCGGGCTAGGTCTAGTTGTGCTAGGCTAGTAGACAATTTGCACCTCCCTCGCGCGCCGCCTGCGCCATGCCGCGGCGCGTTGCTGCGCCCGCCGACGCTCGCGCGGGTCGTGGATCTCGTCCGGCAGCATCGGCGGCTGGTCGAGTACGTTGCACACGCGCACAGGTCTCGTGAGCGTGCTCAAGGTCTGTTGAGTCATGGTTGACTGCTGCATCACCAGTCCCTCCGGCGCCATGCGTCGCGCAACTCGCGGTTACGGGCGTCGTCGCGCAACGCTCTGATTTCCGCAGCGATCAACCAGATCAGCGCCAGTGTGAGGGTGAGCCAGGTGAGCCATGCGAGGATAGTCATTGTTTATCTCCGCCCGGTTATCGCGCCGGGCTCGCGTGGATGAACTTTGCAAGGAGCATGCCCGCGGTAGGCGTTGTAACTCGTGCTGGGGACCGCCGTGCCGCGCTTGCGCTGGATATTCGTTGTCCTAATTGCTCGGGATAACTCCGGCTTCCGGCGCTTCGGCCTGGTGTTGCTCGACAGGCTCGACAACCGTCCCGTAGCAGACGGTGCCGCTCAGCACCTTGGCGCGGATCTCCATCTCGCTCGCGTCGGGGATGCGACAAATGCACAGCCCGGCGAAGATCCGCAGGGCAACGGTCAGGGTCTTGGCCTTGATGCCCCAGCCGGCCTCGATTCCCGTGCCGGCCTTGATGCCCTCGCCGGCCTTGATGCCCCAGCCGGCCTTGATGCCCCAGCCGGCCTTGATGCCCCAGCCGGCCTTGATGCCCCAGCCGGCCTCGATTCCCCAGCCGGCCTCGATTCCCGTGCCGGCCTT